GGAGTCCGCTACGGTAATAGGGCCATCGAGACAGAAAGTAAGTCTATCAAGGTAGCAGGTTTCTGTAATAGGGATTACTCTGCCCCCCGCTGAACTGACGTCAGGGAGAACAGAGTACACAATTCTGTTATTCGTAGTTTTAATACTCGACGTGTCTATGTTAGACAAGCCGACTTTCTTCCAGGTTCCTGAGCCAGCTCCATCAGCGAAGTACCCTGTGTTACTCGAAGCTGTTGCCACACCTTTAGACTCGTGCAGATCAGCACCTGTAAGATTTTTATGCTCTGACAAAGCAGTATCCTTAAAGAGCCCCCAGGTTTCCCCAGGGGCTCGGTTAGGTTAGATTACGTCGGGATCGAGTAGTAGACGCGGACAACGATCTTACCAGCCGTGAAGGCGGCAGTATCGTAGTCAGCGACCAGGAGGCCGTTGTAAGCGAGAGTCGTACCGATGAGGGCACCAGCGCTGGTGACACCAGGGGTGAAATCAGCGGTCTCACCAGCGGCGTTGAACGTCGCAAGAGCACAGGCGGCGATAAGGCCGTCATAGTCGAGCTCGGTCGTCTGGTCCGTACGGATAAGACCGATGTTCAACGTAGCCGAACCACCAGAAGTGGCGGCGGTACGGTTGACAATCGTCACCTTCTCGATGCGGGCGTTCTTCGGGATGACGTACGTGTAATCCAGAATAGTGCCAGCGGTAGCCGAGAGGGTCGACATATCCGCGATGGTGAGTTCAACGTAATGGATGTTGTTGTGCTGGACGTATTCGCCCACAGCACCCGCAGTCCCTTCGGACTGCCCGAACTTCACGTAAAGTCCGTCGGAGTTAAGCCAGTTAGCCATAAAAATGTTCCTTTCTAATTACGAAACCTGATCGGTGTCGGTGATGACAACGCAGAGGTTCTCGGGGCGGAACAGTTTGAAGTCATACCGGCAAGTCGTGACATACTCTTCGCGCTGAAGATCTTTGTTGTACTCCGAGTCAACCTTGGGAGCCTGACGGACAGCGCCAACGAAGGGCAGAACGTCAGGAGCAGCGGAGAAGAAGAGGTTGGCGACACCGACCGTAGTCGTCTTCGCACCAATCGTCTCAGCGATGCTGGACTTCAGATTGACCGACGTATACACGTCAAAGCCGTAGATATTCTTGATGAACCGGGTGCCAGTCGAAATACCGGAACTCACGATACCTTCCCAACGGGGGTTGTTCGAGATGTTCGTGATATTCGAGATAGCGTTAATAGCGTACTCGACCGAAGGATCAACGATAGCGACGAGATTGACCGTCGGGACGTTAGCCTTCTGGAGAGCGTAGAGAGCCTTGGCGAAGTCCGTAACCGAAATAGTTTCAGAGGTACCCGAGCCCACCCAGCGGTGATCCGCACCGTTGATCTGGTTGGCGTTAGCCGAGGTCTGAGCCTCAGGGCCGACGTTCAGGATGTCGACTTCCATCGCCTTCATGATCGCACGGTTCTGCTTAGGCACGAACGAAGAGACGAGACGGGACATATAGAACGAGTCCTGCTTCATCTTCTCGGTGATATACGTAGCCGAGCTCTTGTACTTGCTGATGGTGAAGGTGAAGTTACCCGTATCCATCCCGGTGTAACGAACCGACTGACCTTCAGCGTAATCGTTGACGGTAGCCTGACCGATCGAGGGTATGTTAAGGGTATCGCCGTCAGGGAGTTCGGTAATCATATCGACATACTTCATGCCGATAAGCTCTTCCTGAAGGACTTCCTTGATTTGACCGGACCAAAGATTGGACCGGATTAGATGTTCGTTGTTTGAGGCGGTAAAGCCAGACATATCTTAATTTCCTTAAGAGGGTTAATCGAAAAATCTTTCTCCTAGACGCATGGCATCTTTGTGCATCTGATTTTGCACAGAGGGAGACCAGTAAGACTTTGCATCAGCCTTTCGGAGGGACTCATAGTAAGACTGAGTCTTATCGTTGGACTGAGGCTTGAACCCTTCGCTTCTGACGCCAGAGGATGGAGGACTGAAAATACTCTCTCGACTCTGGTGGTTCGTGTTGGCGGTAGGATCTACATCAAGTAGTTTGAAGAGAGCCTTGGGTTGTGTCTTGGCCAGGTTGTCCAGGAACTCGCGGCTGATGCCAAGAGACCTTGCTTTATCGTCCAGTTTAACTGCGTAATCATTGCCCAACGAGGAAGAGAGAACTCTCTTTGCTTCCTGGATGTTGGCTGCCTGAATACGGCTCTGTTCCCGTTCGTTGAGCTTGCTATCTAGGATAGCTTCAAGCTCTTCGGGAGTGAGAGCGGTTTTTCCCTCTTCGCGGTTCGGTGGAACTTCGCTACTAGGTGGTTTCTGTGAAACAGTTTCCATCTTCGTAAGAAGATCTTCAAGTTTCATTTTCGCATTCAGTTCTTCTCTAAGCCCTTGCAGTTCGCCTTTCAATTGGTCGATGAACCGATCTGCTTCTACCTTGCTTCGGGCGAGATCTTGCGGAGATTTAAACTTCTTCTCTTCTCCGACAAGTTCTGCGAGGTAGTCTTTATTCTCGTCCACATGGTCTGTGGGGTTCTTTTCAAATAGCGTGGTCACTATATTTCCTGGGTTAAGTTAGGATCAAAAGGTCTTTGATCTTCTTCAGGCGGGCTTTTTCACCGTTCCTGAAAGCTTGTTTGTGAGACCAACTGGCATCACTGAAATCTGAAGAGCTCTGCTCTTCCTTGAGGATAGACTCATACTCTTCATCGAGGATGGTCTTTAACCGAGAGAGGACGGTGGTTGAATTCCTTACAGTCTTCTCGAAAGTTTCTTTATCCTTCTTTGGTAGATGTCTGGTCCAGAGAACTGAAAGAGCCATCAGCCACCGAAGAGTGAAGCAGGGGATGCAGCTGGAGTGGCTCCAGGAGCCCCTACGTTGGCCTGTGGCGGGCCTGGGGGCTGGACTGGTGCTCCACTACCTGAGAACAAGCTCATAGGATCTGGAGGAGCAGCCTGGGGCATCTGTGGAGGCATCCCTGTGGGACCTCCTGGCATACCTGCATCTTCATCATAGTCATCGTGGCTCATGCCAGAAGGAGTAAGAGCTTCCATCATAACCTGCTGCTGAGCAGCTTGAGCCAGACGCTTAGCATCTGCCTGTTCAGCCATTCGTATGAACGGAGTAACCAGTTCATAGTCTTCCATCTCCAGAAGAGTTTCGATCATCCTCGCGACCTTGATCGTCGAGAAGTGAGTCTTTACCTCTGGATCCTGACCCAGCGGAGAAGAAGAGAAATTGTTCAGGTTCTGGATCAGTTCAGCTCGTTCAGCGAAGTGTCTCGCAGAGACAGGGCGGATGTTGCCTACTCCAGAGATATCCTCAGCTGTGAGTTCTTTGAACTCCACTATTTTATATTTATCATTGAAGACACGGATAAGAGAACTACCTCCCTTACGTCTGCCGAGCTCAAGCATGTCATTCAGAAGGCGTTCAAGGAACTCTTCCATCTGGATGATCTTTGCATTGAAGACTCTGGAGGCTCCATTCTCTAGTTTCTGGACTTCGTAAGCTGTCTTCTCACCAGGGGTACGCATACCCATGGCTTCCTTGGGAGCTCCAGCCATCTCCTCCATTTGCTTCTGGAGATAATCGATCTCCGAGTTAGCCTGGAGCATCTGGAAGGGAGGAGCGACGATTGTCACATCTGACTGATCGTCACCGATGTAAATCCTTTCGAAAGGAGCCCAGGTGAAGTCTTCAACCTGGCCTTTAATCTTCAGTACAGGGAAGGCAAGGAGATCGAAGACGTCTGCTTTAATATTCTCTACGTGGTCCAGACGGTACTGCATACCTACGAGATTATCCAGTGGACCCATAGCCCAGAGGTTATCCTGTCGAATTCTCCAGCCAACCTGGTGGATGCTGGAGGTACCGAAGACCGAAGGGTTGTCCTGTTGAGAGAGGATCTTGTGTCTATCCGCGACTACGATGATCTGGTTACGCTTGAACTCATCAGTCTCGGAGTTGTAGATATCTCCGTAGAATGTAAGTAGCTCGCAGATGTTGGAGTCAAGATAGCGTTGATAATCAGTGAACCCATCGACTCGAAGGTACTCGTCTTTTACAACGATATCAGTGAAGCCTGTGCCAGAAGAGTAAGCTGTTCTGTTGCCTTTGAGGTACTTATAAAGGTTCTCGTAAGCTTCTCTGTTGTCATCGGTCGAGAGTCTTTCAAGATATTCCTTGACCTCCCCCATGCTTACGAGAGATCTGACGATTTTAGGACTTTTCTCAAAAGACTCTGCTATAGGATTGAAGACAATATCGACAGGGGAGATACGCTTCAGAGTAGGACCGACGTATCCAACCTTGGTCTTATCCACCAGTTCCTGGGTATTATCTTCCCAGTCACTCATGGCAAAGGCATTGCCGTAGTCTATGTAGTCCAGGATAAGCTTCGTAACTTCCTTTTTGAACGTCTCCTGGGAGATGGCATTAGCCATATAATCCTGGATGACCTGACGCTTCTCCTCAGACTCTTTATCACAACCTTCCCAGATGAGCCACTTCCGTTTTGGAAAGATAGCCGACATGTAATTGGCGTTAAGGTTATCCCTGATCTGACAGAGCTTCGGAACAGTAGTTTTATTCTTCCAGGGGAGCTTGGAGTTAGTAGTAGTCGTAGTATCCGTAGCGAAGATGTACTTCCGGACTTCCGTCCATTCGGTCATCCTGGGCTGACGGTAGAGATTCCATTCCATCCAGAAGCGAGCGATCTCGACACCCTGGCTATCTGGCGTAATAACATTCCTGAGGTCTAGTACTTTTCCTGCCACTAAATTATTCCACCAAATCTACTGTGAAAGACGTTCTGAGGCTTCGAACTATTGAACCTCTGTTGGGATGCACTAGGAGCTATTGCCATATCAATTACCGAAGCCAGACAGTCTTTGCAGTCATCATGAGCTGGGTTGGTGAGTACGAGTTCTTCTTCGAGGATCTGACAGTTTCCACCTTGATAATGGAAGATCTGGAGGTTGTTGTACCTTGGCTGAAGGATAGCGTTATTCCGTTCTTCCTTGGTGCCCTGGTGTCTTGTAGGACGATAGTCTTCAACCGAAAGGGAGAGACCATGTACTCTGATGTAATTCTGTTTCAAATCCTGTACGATAACCTGCTGGGCTACCGTGACCTCCGCTCTGATCTTCCTGAAATCCCACTTCTGATGGAGGTGAAGGATGTGAGAGAAGTATTCGCTGATCTTATCTGTTTTGAACCTGTCGATCTCCAGGATGTAGTAGTTATGCTGGGCATCTACTCCGATGACTACAATAGCTGTGTAGTCAGACTTTTTGTTGAGAGAGAAGGCGAAGTCTACAGCTGCGAAGACGTTAAGTCTATTACCTTTGTAGAACCACCTGCCGTCCCTGCGACTCAGGAACTTGACATCGTAATACTGAAAGTCAGATCTCGGTATAGCTCCAGAATCAGTATCATTAGGATCGTTATAGTACTGGGCTCTAAACTGAACTTTATCCAGGTACTGAGCACGTTTCTTTGCCAGAATCTGTTGATCGAAGCCAAACCACTTGCCATCATATCGCTGCTGTCTTGGCCAAAGAAATTCTCCTGTTCCGTCTCCTCTGCTTTCCACTTGCCTTTCAAAGACTTCGTAGAGTGCTTCGGTTCCTTCTATTTCGCCTGTTGTATCATACTGGTCTACAGCCATCTCGACCAGGTCGTGGTAGAGGTCCTTGGGATGGTACCTCGTACCGACAGCCCACTCCTTGGCATCAGATCCTTCAATCGAGCTCAGGAGGGAGTATTGCTGTTTGGTCTTCTCTCGTCCATCTTCGGTGTAAGCATTCTCTCTGACCACGACGTCATCAAGGACTGCGATATCGCAATGGAGTCCTGTAATAGAAGTAGTGAGTCCAGCGGTAAATACAGTAGGGTCTCGGACAGCTTCTTTGCCTCTGAGAGGATGGTCGACGCTGATTTCACTCTCGGTCCACTTTTCTCGCTTGCCTTCCTCGGGGTTGACCATCTCAGGCCAGTAGAAGGAGTAGATCTCCGAGGTAAGGATGTCTTTAATGAACTTCAGCTGTTTGATAGCGAGGTTCGCTGTAGAAGAGATGTACAACACCCTGATAGTAGGGTTCTTCGTAATCTCCCATGCGACTCTATAGGCGATCAGAGCCGACTTCATATGATCTCTGGGGAGAAGCAGAAGTTGATGAGACTTCGCTTCTCCCGATGTCCACCACCTTATAACTTCGGTATGGACTGAACCTAGTACACGTTGAGGGTGAACGAGCCTGATGAAGGCTTCAAGGTCACTCTCGGCCAGGAGTCGAACTTGCTCTCTCCTGGAAATTTCTTTAGCCACTATTGTTTACCAATACTCGGGAGATGGGTGTAAGCTGTTATAGTGCCTGCGATGATAATAAACCACTTACCTACTTTAGCGATAATATCGAGAAGCCAGAGGGCGTTATGGTATTTCTCTGTGATATCGATGAGGTTTCTGATAGCCTGACGTTCTTCAGAGCTGAAAGGGTGTTTAGCTATCTCGGTAATAGCTTCTTTCTCTTCTTCAGTGAACTTTTGGTAAGTCTCGATCATTAGTACCAACCTTGATGACCAGCAGGGCCGCCAGCTAACCTGACTCTGCAATGTCCTAACTCGTGTGGAAGATCTCCTGGATCTGAGTAGTAGATTGTACAGAGGCCGGAATACTTCCCTTTAACAACTTTCCAACTGTAGAAAGTGCAAGCTGTAGACCCTCCTCCTACTCCCAGACTCATACACTTCCTCCAACTTGTATCCAGATCAGGGAGTTTAACCAACTTCACCAGGCCAGTCGGAGCATTTCGATATGGTTCAGGAGGCAGTAAGTTAGACATGTAAGTAGACTGAGCTGCTACCGGAGCTGCAAGAAGGAAGAAGAAGACTGGTAATGCACAGATTATCACAGAATAGCCCCATAAGACGGTTGTACATACCCCTTCGTAGTTCCCTCCGAACCTGTCGGCGGGTACACCGTCATCGTCTCCGGAGGCATTGGCAAAGCGCCAAGAGCGAACAGGTTTTCGCCATTCAGGCGAACACGTACCCACACGCCGGGAAGTGGAGCCCTTTCGGGAACCTCGTTCCCAAAGCTGTCTTTCACGGTCGCGCCGGTCGGCGCGCTGTCCGTCGCGAAAGCCACGCAATAGTTGCCGCCGCCGGGGAGCCTGCCATTCTGCCGGATACCCGGCGCGCGACCAGACTTTTCGTCGCCTTCGTCCCAGAAGTCAGGGCCGAGCGTGGCGGCGTATTTATGCAGGGCGTCGAGGTCCGGCGCGTGAATGAGATAATCAGCCATCAGAACCGCGCTCCCACGACACTTTTGGCTTGCAGCTTCGCGTCGGGAAGGCGCGAGGTGTAGAGGGCGAGTTTGGATACCCAGCCGTTTATCCAGTATTGGGCTCCGGTATTTGCCACACCAAGGTACGCCGAAGTCACCCCGCTGTAAGTCTTCGCATCGGTCCCGACCGCGCCGCCATTCAGCACGATGGACCTTGACGACGGCCCCCATGCGAGAGCCGACCTGAAGGGCGCGCTAATAGCCGCGGAACCAGAGGCGGACAGAACCGTGGAGTCGCTGGAAAGCGAGCTAACTGTGGAAGTCACAATGCGGAGGAACATATTCGAGACGCCGTTCGCGCCCAGCAACGTTTGAGAACCCCCAGTCGCGCCTTCCAGTGACGAGGCTTCCACGACGGCGCTTGCGCTCGCCCCCTGCAACGTCGTCAGCGCCAGCCCCGCCAGTTGCACCACGTCTGCGGCGCGGGTGACGGAGGATGCGGCGGTCGGGGTGTAGGAGGTGGCGAAGGAGCCTTGCTCGTATTGAGCCCCGTAGATATAGAGATTTCCAGCACCGACCAGCATATCTCCGTAGCCAATAATGGCGACAGGAGCCGTGTTTGTCGTGGTCTTTGTGACCGTGCAGCGATACCAACCATTGCCGACATGGGTAATGGTTCCTGTCGGGCTGCCGGCTGCCAGCCCGTTGATTGTGGCCGTTCCAGCGTTCAAATCGAACGAGTAGTCATAAGTAAGGCCAACCGCACCACGCAATTCCACTGTCAGAACTGTTCTGGTATTTTTCTTGGCAAATATAGATAGAGTATATGGCGTGGCGTTTGCCGCCGTTATGGTCTGATATACACTATCGTAGGACGTTCCGCCTGTGGCCAGCGTCCACGCATCAAGCGTGCCATCCGGCGATAGTGTGTTGCTCGCGGGTAGCGTGGCCACTGAGAGCCCCCAAGGGGCCGTGCTGAAAGCATTCGATTGCAGCGCAATGTTTGTCCGCGCTTCCTCGATAAGCAAACCGCGCGGCAGGAGCGTGGCTGGATCGTAGTCGAAGCGCGGCCCGTAGTACGCGGCGCTGGTCGTAATGACCTGATCGCCGGCGCGGGGCGTGGTTTCGTAGGTGACGGCGGAAACCGCCGCGGAGAATATGAGAATGTCTTGCGTCGTGTCCGCTGCCGCGCCCCACGCGCTGGAAGTTGTCCCAACAATAAGTCCGGCGTTTGCGGCGGCTGACTTGAAATAGAACTGTTGCCACGATGTAGTGACCGAGACGACATTGGTGATAGACCCATTGAAGTCAACGAACATGACGTTTTGTGCCGCGCCAGTGTTCGACTTCATCCAGAGCGCCTGAATGACCGAGGCGCTCGTGGACACATTCTGATATATTTGTGAAGTCCCAACGCCACTGCGGCTCACCTGTAGGCGCGTCGAGGTCGCGCCAGAGGGCGCACTCGATGGAACGTCCGGATTTCCCGCTGTGACGACTGGCGTCGTACCTCCTGCGACCGCCTGTTTAACCCACGCCGCATTGCTGAACGTGTTGCTGTACGTCAAAAGGTTATTCGGCGCGTAGGTCAGCTTCCCCGTGCTGTCGAACTGCGTCGCGAGGCCGGCGCGGGAATGCGTCACGGTCGAGGGCAGGGTGAGCGACGAGAGCGCCGTGAAGTCTATGTTGACGGCGGGCATGACCACGCCACCCAGGAACATGTTGTAAAGAGGACCCAATTACGTACGCCCTTGAAAGCCTTTAAACCTCGGTGTAAACGTCGTGCTACTAGCCGAAGGAGTCGCAGCTCCCAGCGTTTGCAGTTGCCAGTAGAGAGTCTTAGCCCCTGAGACAGGAAGACAGATTATGCAGTTACCTTCATCAGGAACCAATCTTCCTTTAGCTCCATCAGAGAACGCTCTGAGAGTGCCGCTCATGCTCCCTACCCAACCGTTCTGTTTATTACTCCAGGCAGCGTTGTCTCCTCCAACCACTCCAGAAGATGCGGTAGGGTCTGCGTTGAAGATATGAATTCTGACAGAGACGTTCTGGAAACCTGTGTCGGTTGTGTTAAGGAGAATCTCTGTAAGATTGACAGGGTCGTCGTTGGTGTCCGACACAGTGACTGTGTTAGCTGTCACCGAACCTGCTGTAGAGTTATCCGAGATAGAGTCGTTAGCTGCGTATGCAGTCGTATTAGCTGGCCTGGTAAGGGTTGAACCAGCTGCATTGATATGACGCCAGTTGACCTTGCCAATTTCGCTTAGTCCTCCGGGAAGCCCTGCTGTACCGTTGGCATCCTGGATTGTGACATTATAGCCGCCTGATGGAGAATGAAGACCTAGTGTCAATTAAGTACCCTGTCTTTGTCTGAATATTTCTATTTGTGTTTTAGGTAGGATTAGCCTGTCGAAGTCTGTGGAGATGCGCTCAGAGCGGTTTACAGCCTCACTGGCTGCCTTCTGGATGTCTGCTTTACTAGGCCTGCCTCTGGCAGCTCCTGTGGCCTCCTTGGGCTCCCAGGCCTTCTCTAACAGATATTTGTTCGCCATGAACGATTCTTTCTTCCCCGCTCTGGCTTCAAGCATGATCCTGGCTAGCGCCTCGGACTGCATTCTCAGAGAGAGTTCGTTACGCCATCTGACGGCGATAGGCTTGAACCATTCACTGGTGTAAATCAGTCTCCAGTGCTCATAGCCGTCGAGGTACTTCTCAGCGAACCTGTATTCTGTAGGGTCGTTGACTTCCATGTAATATCGATACAGAGAAGGATAACCTTCGTGCTCCTGGTCCTTCAGGGTGTATAAGACGTGCTTCCGCTCCGTAGGCCCAGCTAGTTCATAGAACAGGGCTCGGAGGTAGCGTTGATTAGATTCATTCCTGAAGGGGTTTGACATCATTACTTAAGGGAGACCAAAAAAAAAGATCTAGTCTTATCTAAGGATATCTTAAAGATAGACTTAAGGTAAGAACTAGAGAGCAAGAGAGATTAATAAATATATAGCTACATGGCTTTCTCTTAAGCTGTCTTTAGCGGGCCTAGAGAATCATCCAAGAGATGTATCTAAGGTAATTATACTGCTATCCCAGATGGATGTCAAGAAGAAAGTGACCTTTCCTGGAATTTCTATGAGAAATTCTTGAGGTGCACTTCATCTAG